ACCAAGAAAAGAGGATAGGCTGGTAATAACCAGCATACGTTTGCCGCGAAATGTAGTAGAGTATTTCAGCTCGCGTGGCGGGCGAAAGCAAATGCGAGATGTTCTTTCCGCATACGTTGATGAATCCAACAAACTTGACGGAGTTAAATGATGGCAACAGCAGGACGTAAACCCGACCCCAATTCCAAAGCTGGGAAAGTGCGCGCTTACATCGAAGCCAACCCGGAAGCTAAAGCCGACGCTATCGCTGCGGCTACGGGTGTAGATATTAAATACGTGCGGTCGGTAATTAACCCGCCTAAGCCCAAGCGGGCGAAGAAATCAAAGGTGGCTAAGGCTACCCCCAAGGCGGGCATGGAAGACTGGAAGCAGATCGAGAACACAGCTGTCGAGCTGATGAATCACCCCTTGTTTCCGATCTTCCTCCAAGCGCTCGACCAAGTGATGTATGGCAAAGGCGAGCGGCACGGGGGTAAGACGACTCCCTTCATGCAACAACCGTGGCTCCACTATGCCAACATGCACGGCTCAGGCTTTTTGACTGGTCAAGCGGCTAAGAAGCTGGAAGAAGCTGTGACTACTAAGAAAGGCGAAGCACTAGAGCAAGAGCTTCTTGGTGCGATCGTGTACACCGGCATGGCTGTACTCAAGCATCAGATGGATGTAGCAAGGGCTTAAGAGCGAAGGGCGGGAACGGTCATCTTCCCGCCTTTTTATTTGGAGGTCCCGTGGCAGCTACACCAGAAGCAAAAATAAAGAAACGCATACGCGACGTTCTCAACAAACACAATATCTACTACGCCATGCCTATCGGCACAGGCTACGGCAACTCTGGAGTGCCTGACTTCCTATGCTGCGTGGAAGGTAAGTTCTTGGCTATCGAAGCCAAGGCTGGAAACAATCAGCCGACTGCGTTGCAGTTGAAGAACTTAAAGTCTATTCAGGAAGGGGGAGGCGTAACAATGGTCATCAATGACGCAAACATTGATAGCTTTGATGGGTTCATCAGCCTTTTGAAGGAGAAGAAATGAGCGCCGTATTTGACAGCTTGATCAACTACGCACCAAAAAGTTTTCTAGACGAGAAAGAACAGACTCGTGCCTGCCAAAGAATTCTAGCTTCCGTAGTTCATCTAGCCATTAAGGACGCCTGCAACCGACCACCGACTAACAAGCGAGGCCGGTCGGTAGGGGACATGGACACCGATGCATTCACCGCGATGCGGTTCTTGTTTGACGATCGATGTTCAGGGTTGAAGGAGTACGCGACGTGGCTTGATTTTGACTCTAGTCAATTTCGTAGGAAATTGCTGAAAACAATGGAAGACAGCACAGCAGCAATGATTGGGACCATAACCCCCGAAGACCGTCGAGCCTTCCGGTTCAACTACAAAACGTGGGTAACGACGAAAGACTTTGCAAGGGAAGAAGCTGATGTCAGTGATGACGATTGACTTTGAGACGTTCTACTCACAAGAGTACTCACTAACCAAAATGACCACTGAGGAGTACGTGCGAGGCGAAGAGTTCGAAGTGATCGGTGTGTCAGTGCAGGTCGATGACGGCGAACCACAGTGGTTCAGCGGCACCATGAGCGATACGGAGGAGTGGCTCAGGCAGTTTGATTTTGAGAACAACTTTGCCCTTGCCCACAACGCTGCGTTCGATGCAGCCATCCTGACGTGGTTGTTCGAGCGTAAACCTAAGAAGTGGCTAGACACCCTGTCGATGGGCCGAGCGCTGCATGGCACTGAGGTAGGAGGAAGTCTGGCTGTGCTCGCCGAGCACTATGGGCTGGGGGTGAAGGGCACCGAGGTGATCAATGCCAAGGGGTTGCGGCGCACAGACTTCCCCGCAGATCAGCTTGCCCGGTACGGCGAGTACTGTAAGAACGACGTCGCTCTGACCTACAAGCTGTTCCAAGCGATGATCGACAGCGGGTTCCCTGTATCGGAGCTTACACTCATCGACCTCACCATCAAGATGTACTCCGACCCTGTCTTAGTGCTGGAGTCATCGGTTCTCGCCAAGCACCTAGAGCATTTGCAGCATAAGCGTCAAGCGCTGCTACTTGCGTACGACGAGAAAAGTCTCATGAGTAACCCGCAGTTTGCCGACGCGCTCCGTAGCTTCGGGGTTGAGCCGCCCATGAAGAAGAGCCCGACGACGGGCAAGCAGACGTATGCGTTCTCTAAAACGGATGAAGAGTTCAAAGCCCTGCTGGAGCATGAAGACCCTAATGTGCAGCACCTAGTAGCGGCTAGGCTGGGAGCTAAGTCTACGCTGGAGCACACAAGGACTCAGCGGTTCATCGACATGGCGAACCGCAATCCACTACTGCCGGTACCTTTGCGGTACTACGCAGCACACACGGGTCGATGGGGTGGCGATGACAAGTTGAACCTTCAAAACTTGCCGCGCAAGTCCCCGCTCAAATACGCCATCCATGCGCCATCAGGACACGTAATTATTGATGCGGACTCATCTCAGATCGAGGCCCGTACGCTGGTATGGCTCGCCGAGCAGGAAGACATGGTCGAGGTCTTTAACAAGAACAACGAGGAGATAGCAGCAGGGGTTGATAAGAAGAACTTCCAGTACGACCCGTACAAACTGATGGCATCCAGAATCTACGGCAAACCTACCCAATACATAACTGACTCCGAGCGTTTCATGGGTAAGACGGCGTTGTTAGGTTGCGGATACAACCTCGGCCCCACCCGGTTCAAGACGCAGCTCAAAGCCTCCGGCGTAGATATCACAGAGGAAGACGCAGAACACATTGTCGATACCTATCGAACGTCTAACCCGAATGTAGTGAAGCTATGGAAAGACGCCCATTCTGTAATAGCCGCAATCATGGGCAACAACTATGCAGAGTTCGGGAGAGGAGGTATCCTGAAGGTTGATGGCGAGCGGGGCATCAGATTGCCCAACGGGCTGTACCTAAAGTACCCCAACCTTAGGAAAGTGCGAACCGAAGAGGGTAAAGAAGAGTACGTCTACGACACCAAAAAAGGTAAGCAGTCCGTACCGACGCGTATCTACGGTGGAAAGATTGTAGAGAACGTATGCCAAGCATTAGCCCGCATCGCAATCGGCGAGCAGATGAAGCTGGTTGCCAAAAAATACAGAGTCGTGCTTACTGTACACGACGCCATAGCAATCGTAGCACCAGAGGAGGAAACCGCCAAAGCCGTCGAATACATGGAACTGTGTATGCGGATCAGGCCTAAGTGGGCACCTGATCTACCCCTTAACTGTGAATCAGGTTACGGAGCATCGTATGGAGACTGCTAAACAAGACGGCATCATTGACTACGCCATGCCGATGATGCAAGCACTAAACTCAATAAAAGCCGCCCACAACGCGGTGCTGGAAAAAAGTTTTGATGCTGCTATTGAGCAAGCGTTTGTTGCGTTGGCTGAAACTAAGTTGATGTTGAACGCGCTGAAAGAGATGCGGGAGCTTTATAAGTGAACAAGGTGGTCTGGTCTTTCAGCAGTCTCAAGACTTTCGAGCAGTGCCCTCGCAAGTACTTCCATACCAAGATTCTCAAAGACGTAGAGTTTAGGGATACGGAAGCAACCCTTTATGGCAAAGCGGTGCATTCTGCCGCCGAGTACTACATAAAGAGTGGTAAGCCGATCCCTGAGAAGTACGGATACATCAAGCCATTGCTTGACCAACTCAACAGTGTGGAAGGTGAGAAGCACTGCGAACTTAAGCTTGGGCTAACGAGAGACCTGACCGCTTGCGATTTCGATGCTAAGGACGTTTGGTGGCACGGTATCGCCGACTTGGTCATCATCAACAAAGAGAAGAAGCTAGCGTACTCAGTTGACTTCAAGACCAACAAGAACGCTCGTTATGCTGACAAAACTCAGCTTGATCTTGTAGCCGTAGGGCTCTTCAAAAAGTTCCCCGAGATCGAGCGCATCAAGTCTGCGCTGTTGTTTGTGGTGAGTAACGAGATTGTAAAAGCCGAGCACGTTGCTGCGGACGCTGACAAGTACATTGAGAAATCTGCGCAGAGCGTAGCCCGCATAGAGAAGGCGCTTGGTTCGGAGGTGTGGAACCCGGTGCAAGGCCCGTTGTGTAAGTTTTGCCCTGTTACGGCATGTGAGTTCAATAGGAGTTAGTCATGCCCTACGTCAATAAACCTAGACCCTACAAAAAAGAATACGAGCAGTATGACGGTACCCCTAGCGTTAAGAAAAAGCGCGCCGCTCGGAACAAGGCTCGGCGTATGATGGAGAGTGAGGGGCTGGTCAAGAAAGGTGACGGCAAGGATGTCGATCACAAGCAAGCCCTGAGCAAAGGCGGCACCTCTACCCGTAGCAATCTGCGTGTAAAGAGTGCCTCGGACAACCGGTCGTACCCAAGGAAGAGCGACCACACACCTAAGTGAGTTCACATGACGTTAGAAGAATATCAGTGGCCTGCGCCACTGGGGATCGAGCCGTTCGCGCATCAGAAGAAAACATCTGAGTTCTTGATAAGTAACCGCAAGGCTTTCTGCTTCAACGAGCAAGGTACGGGTAAGACAGCGTCGGTGATCTGGGCTGTTGACTACCTGATGAAGCTCGGCCTCATCAAGCGTGTGCTGGTCATCTGCCCGCTTTCAATCATGCGCTCTGCATGGCAACAAGACCTCTTCAAGTTCGCTACGCACCGCAGCGTAGTCGTAGCTCATCACTCACAAGCAGAGGTCCGCAAGAAGCTTGTTCTTAGCCCCGCCGAGTTTGTCATCGTCAACTTCGATGGTGTAGAGATCGTCAAGAAAGAGATCATCGAGGGCAAGTTCGACTTGATCGTTGTCGATGAAGCATCAGCCTACAAGAACGCACAGACCAATCGCTGGAAATGCTTGCGGGACATTATGCGGACGGTGAAGGGCTTGTGGATGTTAACGGGTACGCCAGCAGCTCAGTCGCCGGTCGATGCGTACGGGTTAGCTAAGTTGATCAACCCGTCCGGTGTGCCCCCGTTCTTTGGGCAGTACCGTGATCTGGTCATGCACAAGCTTACTCAGTTCAAGTACGTACCTAAACCTAACGCCGACGCTGTAGTCCATAGGATACTTCAGCCTGCCATCCGCTTCGAGAAACGTGAATGCCTTGACCTGCCTCCGGTGACGAATGTGTTCAGAGAGGCACCGATGAGCAAACAGCAGCTTGCCTACTATGAGAAGTTAAAGAAAGACATGCTGCTGGAGATCGGGGACGAAGACGTCTCTGCTATCAATGCGGCGGTAAAGATAAGCAAGCTCGTGCAGATATCTTGTGGTTCGGTCTACACTGACACAGGAGAAGTCATTGACTTCGACGTATCGCCTAGGCTAGCTGTAGTGCAGGAAGTCATCGATGAGTCGGCTAACAAGGTGTTGATCTTCGTGCCTTACTCGCATACGATTAATCTCCTTGAGCGGTACCTAGCTAAGAACAAAATAGCAGCGGAGACAATCAGCGGAGATGTCAGCGTCAATAAGCGCACCGACATCGTCAACCGCTTCCAGAACGGAGGCAACACCAAAGTCCTGATCATCCAGCCACAGGCTGCATCGCACGGGCTCACCCTCACTGCGGCAGACACCATCATTTGGTATGCGCCAATAACGAGTGTAGAGACGTACCTTCAGGCAAACGCACGTATCGACAGGCCCGGTCAGAAGCACAACATGACCATCGTCCACATCAAGGGCAGCCCTGTCGAGACCAAGTTGTACGGGATGCTACGAGATGGGATTCGTAATCACAGCAAGATCGTAGATCTCTACAAGGAAGAGGTAGCAACCTCTTGACATTGTAAAATTAGGCTTGTAACATAGCCTTCCCCAACCTTGAGGAGTTAGTGATGTTGGAATCATCAGAGGGGGGATCTCTTCCCCCGCAGTTCGACAAGTTAGCGGAAGCGTTCATCAAGATCAGAGATGCCAGAGCTGTTCTTAAGTCAGAGTATGAAGCGAAAGACAAGGTGTTAGAAGAACAAGCGACGACGTTAGAGCAGAGCATGTTGGACGCCTGCAAGCAGATCGGCGCGGACAGCATCCGCACACCGTTTGGGACAATCATCCGTTCGATCAAGTCACGGTACTGGACGAATGATTGGGATTCTATGTATCGGTTCATCCGTGATCACGATGCGTTTGCCCTGCTAGAGAAGCGCCTTCATCAATCGCACATGAAGGAGTTCCTTTCAGAGAATCCAAACCTTCAGCCTGCGGGCCTGAATGTTGAGAGTGAGTACACCGTGGTTGTTAGACGTTCCAAAGGAGCTTGAAATGAATGAACTTACTGTGATGAACCAAGACCTGCCCGACTTCCTGCAGAGCTCAGGAGTTAGCGAGCTTACCAAACAGCTTGCGGGTGGTGGGGGTGGTGTCCCTCGTATCGTGCCCAAGAACGGGATCTTCCGTAAGGTAGTCGGCGGTGAAGAGATGGG